ATAAGCAGTAGGAGTTAAGACAATACTCGCTTTGTTAGGTATATCCCTTAATATCTTATCTGTGCCATCAGAGTTCTCGTAATAATCAGAATGTTTATACAGCTTATTAGTAGCCGCAGGGTCAAAGTACACATCTCCCCAACCTTCAGGTTTAGGATTTCCCCACTGGCTTCTGTGATATATTTCGTTTGGCATCTTGCTCTTTATTTAAGTAACACTTTAGTTTTATTTCGTTATCTTTCTTTGGTTTATATTTACTTACAGCATCCATCCGTTAAATAAAGCGTTTTTGTCAGGATATATTTCCTCGTTAGAATTACTGTAATACTCTGGGAATTTACTTGGCGCATTAAAACTTAAATAGTCAATTAGTCTTTGCGTGTAGTATTCAGCGTAATCTCTTTCCTTTGATATTAAAGAATCAATCTCTTGCTTATCTACAATAGTACTATTTTCAGAACTGTGCTTAAATACACCTCCATTAGCAATAGTGTAAGAAGCAAACGGAAGATACTCAACCATCGCATAGTGAATGAGCATAGGTTGAACATAGTCGTTTACTAACGCCAAATAATCTCCTGCAAGAGAACCAGCAACTATATCTGCACTAATCTTATCGTATAGGTCGCTTCCTAAATAGTTTTGAATATGTATCTCTTGTGCTATTTTTATGAACTGAATAAATTTATCAGTATCAATCGAACCGCTTAATGCAGTATTCTTGATAAGGTCGCTTCTCTTTATAAATATTGCTGTTGCCATTATTCTACATCTTCAATTTGTTCCTCTACCTTTTCTTTCACTTCCTCTTCTATATCCTTTTTAACACCTGTTTCCTTCTCTATCTCGGCTTCGCTTATAGCATTAGTCAAGTCAGTAAATTCAAGAGGTTGTAGGGTCTTAAAATAGATGTCAAGGTTTATTCCGTTGTACTCAAGTATCTTCTCAAGCTCATCAAGTATTGTAACTTGCATTGGTCGTATAACTGTATTGTCCATAAGTACAGATGCGGTCTGTAATTCCTCCGCATTGTTTCCAAGACCAGACGTATCTTTTATACCAACAAGCATAGGTGATACGATACGGTGTGATACCATTACTTTACGCATACTCTCGTCTGATAAGAACTGATATTGCTGGTGTGCATCTGATAACTGTACTGGCTCAATAGTTGCTGCAAGCTCTTTACTATCGTTAAACGCTAGTATAAAACGCCCCGCGTTAGAACTACCACTAAATTTATTTACAATACTATTCTCTATCGCATCTCTCTGCTCCGCATCTGGCGTACCATTGTTAAAGTTGATAAGCATTGATGGACTCAATCCATTCTGAATATTATTGATGTGATAGTTAGCAATCTCTTCTTCCAACTCTGCATACTGTAACCCCCCTTGATAATCTACTGGCGAATAGTATTTATACCCAGCACGATAAGGCTTTATGTATAGTATCTCAATAGCAGCATTAGAGAACCCAAATGCAGGTATTTTAGTTAGCTTATCCCCTGTGCTTGCTGTACTCCAATCGGAATGATAGTAGTATGCCTCTATTTCGCCTTTAGAGTTACATTTCTCGGCTCTTAACGTCTCTACTGGTATATGCTCTACTTGAGCGATTTTAGAGCGGTCTTTGGTGTATATAACTTGCAGAGCAGCTTGACCCATCATTTTATAGTCGTGAGTAATTCTCTTAATCACATCTTTTTTAAGGAGTTCTTTCATCTCCTTATAATCAGCATCATTATCTTTACTGTCTGTCGCATCAAGACCTCTTCCGTATATCATTTCAGAGATGCCATTGATTGCAGCGTTATTTGTTGGGCTTCCGTTATACCTGTCTATCAGGTAAGTAAAATAGTCGTTGTCCTCACCATAAGCAACGAAATCATCGTTATAGTATTCTTTTATCTCTGGTCTTGAATAAGAACCGAGTTGAACAATATGTATTTTACCCTCTTCTTTATTATTCATAATGGGTCTTTTCTTTGCGTAATGCCTTACTTTTTTAGCCATCTTATTGTTAGTCTATAAATACAAATTCGTTATCATAACTATCTTCTGTCGTGTAATCATTTTTACCAACCTCATATTTAGGATAGTCTGTTTGATTTGTTACATATACCATACCTCTATATATATCCCCAACATTATCTTTTATTATAAGCGTGTAATATGTTTCTGCTTTAATGTCATCAAATGCTGCTGTTATAGTCATGATGTTTGTAGAACCATTAAAACTATATGAATTTGTATAGTTTCTTGATGCTCTTGTTGCCTTGTCAATCAAAGTTAATGTAGTACCGCCAACAGCAGAGGTTTTTCTGGGCTTAATATTTATATCCTGATTTTCAGTAGATGTTGTTAGTATATGCATATAAAAGTAATAATCAAATTGTTATTTGTTTCAAATATACAAAAAAAGGGGCAATTAAGCCCCCTTTTAGATTTATACTCCTATTAAATTTATTCAGGGAATCCCGGGTCTCTTTGAGTAGACTCATTAGCTGTTGCATTATCTAAACCATCAAATGGGTCTGCATCAGTAGCCCCTTCAATAAAGTTGGGCATATATATCTCATTAGCGGTTAATGTAAGCGTATATCCGTTTAAATCCCCCATAGCCTGTCCAGTTACCATAGTACCTCCAGTTACGTCAGCACCATTATCTGCACCTACCATAAGAAACTTATCGTCAAAAGTTTGAACTACAACGTGAGGTCTGCCATACGTCATAAGCTTTAACTCTTTATTATCTTCTTTAGTTAATTTAGGGAACGTAATGCTCAATACTTGCTCAAAGAAAGTAGTTCCATTTTCAATAGAAGATGTAATGTTTGTCTCAAGCGAAGAATTTCCTTTTACATCGTATGTGTGATACTCAAAAGTTGCTGCTTCTGCTGTGTTTGTTATTTGGTCATCAGAATCGTATGTCCAACTTCCTGCTGCTCCAAAATCAACAAAGTGTACTTTTTTTATACCACCGACAGCATCCTTACAAGGTCTTAATCTTCCGCCAGTTAAATTACAAGCCATATCTTTTTCTTTTTAGTAAAAGGGGCAGAGTTACCACCCCTTTCGATTAAACAATTATTATGCTAACGTTAGTAACGTCAAGTCAGAACCGATACCGTATTGTACACCTGCTGTATATCGCATGATGATACGTACATTCTGGCTTCCATCAAGGTCAGCCATGTCGATTACTTTTACTTCGTTGTGGTCACTTAATAGACCTGTACCAAAGTAGATGTTAGAAGCCTCACCAGCAACAATGTGGTCAGCAGGCATTCCTGGCGCATGTTGGATTTTGATACCTTCAAAAGAAAGTGCATTACCCATATTGTACCATTGTTGTCCTTTAGAGTCTGTACCAGCAGCACCTTGTCCTTCTGAAGCAAAACCGCCTAATGCACGAACATAAGCTTGTAATGCAATAGTTGGAACGTAGATAGTTAAATCTTCTTTACCATAAACAGTAGAAGGAATTGAATCAACTACATTTCCAAGTAGCCCTACAATGTTAGAAGAAGAGAAAGATGTTTCAGAGCCATTTGCAGCATCATTTACATCATCATCAGCAGCCATAAGTACTGTAAGACCGTCAAACTCTCCAGCGTTGGCGTTTACACCACCCCAGATGTTTTGCTCTGTCTTTTCAGCAACTTTAGCAGAAACGTGTCCTAGAATAAAGTCAGAGAAAGATGCAGGCAGTTTGTCAAATGCAGAATATCCCATTTGTACAGCTTCCCAATCTGCTCTAAAGTCTTTTTTACAAAGCTCTAGGTTAACTTGGAACTCTTCTGGTTGAAGAATACGCTCTGTAAGTGTAAGCGCATCAGCAGTAGCAGAAAAATCACAAGAAGCATCACCGATAAAGTTAGTTGAAGCAACTTTCTTTACGACTTCTTTATATTTTACATTAGGTTTGATGGTGATTGCACCTTCAGCTAATGTTTTACCTGTCAAGAGGGCAGCAGAAATGTATTTTCCTGCAAACTCTCCAGCGTAAGTAGAGGTGATGGTATCAACAGAACCATTACCAGCGTATAGATTTACTTTTTGATTACTCATTTTTATATTATATTAGTTTTGAAAATACTCGGTCAAGTGTACTAGCAGGGCGATTCTGACCGAATTTAACCACCTCTTTTTGTTCAGTTTTTTCTGATGGTGCGTGTGCGATTGGCTCGGCTGCTGGTTCAGCAGATAGCTTTTCGACTTGAGACGAAAGTTCAGCCTTTTCTTGCTCAACTTTATTGTACTCAACCATCATATCTTCTTTAATAGATTTAATCATATCCTCAAGTTCTGCGATTTTAGAATCGAAGTCCTGTTTAGATACATAATCCTCTTCTAGCTCTTCAGCCTCATCTTCTTCGGCTTCAGGAGCTTCTTTATCTTCTTCAGATTCTTCAGCTAGCTCAACCTCTTCAGTTGATTCAACTTCAGGAGCAGCTTCTACTTCTTCAGTAGCAACTTCTTCAACAGAATCTTCAGATAATGCAACTTCTTCTACTTCTGGAGTTTCAGTAACTTCTTCGGCTGCAACTTCAATGTTCTCAACCTTTTTAGTTTCTGTCTCACTAATAGCAGAAAGCTTTTGCATAATATCGTTTAGAATGTTTGTAGCTTTACTCTCCATATTATGTTAATTAACAGTTATAGTTATAGGTAAATAACAAGTATTAAACAACCTGTTAGATTTTTAAGCACGTATTTTTCCAATACCCTGCGCTCTCAAAGTGCCATCACAGCATCTTCTTGAGTATGTTCTTCCGTTTTTACACAAACAACCTCTCTTTGAGTTTGTCGGCACTTGCCTTCCTACCGTCTCTTTACTTTTCATTTCTTGCTTGATTTAGGGTGTTTCTTTGGTAGTAAATCATAATCAGTAGTGTATTTAGCGTTTTGCGGTCTACCGTTCTTTAAAAGGTATATATAGGCGTTTACTCTAGCTTGCGCCCATTGTTCTGCTGACTTTACATTAGGGCTATGAGATGTCTGAAATGCGCCAACACCACGCTGGTACACAGACTTTAGTTGTCCAACAGTAGTTCCATATCCCTTTTTAGATTTATACTTCTCGTTAAAGTCATTAGCTTTCTTCTGTAACGACTTTAGCACTCTGTCGGGTACAGTAACTCCCCTTGACTTCCCAGCAGCACCCTTTGGATTGCGATTGCTTCCTCGTTTTGGACTAGGATTTGGAGTATCGGAATTTGGAGCTTTCTTGCTTCGTTTAATTCTTCCCTTGTCATCATATTCAGCTAAATCAAGTTTAGATTCGTTTGCGTTAATCTCATCTAGCTTACCTTCTGCCCAGCGAATACCCTCTTCGCCTCCCCAAGCATCCCAGAGCAATCCTCCACAACCCTTGTTGTATGGTTCGCCCTTTTTCTTCTCAAATCTATTGTAAGATGCCATTTCTGATATAAGACATCTTGATAATGGTTTGCCAGCAGAGATTAGTTGGGCAAATTGCCAAGCCTGCGGTGTTCCGCATCTCGGTTTATTGCTGTCATAGTATGCTAGAGCCCTTTCTAGCGTTCTTTTTAGCTGCATCTGGGTAATCAGAGTATGTTTTGTCGTATAAACCTAATTCAAGCTCTTCTGACAGCTCTGTGCAATCGCAAGACAGGTCTAACTCACCTAATTCCCTTAACTTACCTCTACTCCAAGCTAAACCAGCCTTACCGCCCCATAATAGGTATGAAATTGTGCCACAAGCTTTAGAATCACCTGCATCATAGTATGTTTCAGCTCTTGATAGGTAAGAATACATCCTTTTAATCGTGGACACACTCAATTTTTCACCTCTAGCTAATTGTTGCGCTCTTATTTTCCCCACAGAGGTTGCACAACGGTTATTCACCTTCTTGTTTAGTTCAATACCTCTCTTGGCGTTATTTCTAACACCACTTCCGTAGTCTCCGTATGTTTTTAGGTTTAACTTTCCAGCTTCAATGCTATCAGCAATCTCCAATAATACTTCAGCAGCATCATTCTCTTTCTGAATCATTGACATAGCGACCTTATCAGTAAAGTAACCCTCTATTGAGAACCCTTTTACCTTGCCTGTCTTAACGTAGTCCTTCCAAACTTCTTCATTGTTTACTTTCATTGACACCATCCAAGTACCAACAGGCATCTTTAGTCCGTACTTACGAGATTTGTCGTACTGCTCATCTTCTATTATCCAAGACTCCACAACCGACATTCCTGATAGCTGTGCCTGATGCTCAAGAGTTGACCTGTTTTGGTTTCCCTTCATTAAGAATAACTCTGATGCTCTGCGTACAGGTATCTTCAGAGAAGTATATATAGTACTCATCCTCTTTGTCTCTTCTGTATATTTTCTTGTTAGGAACAAGTGCAGCACCCATAAGAATACGCTTCTCCTTATCAACGTCAGCAAGCTCAACTTTTATTTCTTCTTTTAGGCTACAAAGTTTTCTTCTATTGCAGGTTGTTCTACAATTGATATGGCATCAATGCCTGAAAACTCTCCCTCTTCGTCTATAAATAATTCTATTACCTTCATACTATTGAATTAACCGAATGATGCGGTATTTGTTATATTTCTATCTAATTCTTGTTGTGTTGAAATGTCTTTACCTACTACAAACGCTTTTACTGGCTTTGTCCTGTTGAGTGGCTACTGTTCTGTGCTAGTTGCGATGTTTGAGATGCGCCAACAACATTAAAGTCTGGTGCTTGTATTACGTTTCCACTTGCCCCTGCGGAAGATGACTTGTCATTAGGTGTTTTTACTTTCAATATGTTTTTAACATTTCCAAGACCAGAAGCAACTGCGGTAGCAGCAGCCAAAGCACCTCTTAATGGTGAATTTGTAGTTGGTATTGGCAAAAACTGTGATTCATACGCTTTTTGAGCAGCGGAATATGTTGACATAAGCGTACCAGCAACAGCAAGACCTTTCCCAACACCAGTCTCTTTACCAGCTAAATCCCCAAATGCAGTTAAAGCCTTTCCTGTTAAATCAAAAAGCTGCCTTTTTGACAACGCCTCAAGTTCCGCTATTTTTATTCTAGCATCAGTTTGTTGTTGCTCTACATCGGTAAGCTCCTTTTGAAGCCTCATTCTGTCTTGAAAGCTTAACTTTTCACTTTCAAGTTGCGCTTCGAGTCTTACCCTTTCTTTTTCAAGCTGCTGATTCTTTAAGTCAAATAACCTTCCAGCTTTTATACCCTCATTTAAAACTTCTTGGTCTGCTGCTCTTTGGTCGTTTTCCTGTAACTTATATTGTAACTCTCTATCGGCATCTATTATTTTTTGTGCCTGCTCTATTGTAAGGTTATTAACTTCGGTAGTTTCCTCTTGCTTTAGCTGAACTATATATGCAGATAAGGATTCTTTAGACTTGGCAATCTCTTCGTCAAACCTCTTTTGAGCCTCCGCTTTCTCTGCTTCGGTAGCATCAGATGCTTTAAACTCATCTAATCTTCTTTGCTGGTCTTCCTCAAATTCCGTTTGCTTTAATCTAGCCCTTGTTCTTATTCCATCAAACTTTACAGCTACTTTTCTTTTTTCATCCTCTATAAAAGATTTGAGTAATCTCTCTTGAGACTGTTGAGTTTCTTTCTCGTAGTCTAAATCGGCAGCCTTAAACGTTCTTGACCTTTTCTTTCTTGAGCGACCAGACTTTTCATTTTCTGGTAACCTCAATATCGGTAAACTCAATAAGAGCGTCTATGTTTTTCTGTGATTCTTCAACCTGCTCGTTTCTAGCTGTAATTAGTCGTAGGATTTGTTTTTCTTCTGGACTTAAATCATCCCTAAATAACCTTCTTCTTTTTATCTCATTATCCCCAGCTTCAGCCCTTAAAGCCTCAACTTTTTCCTCAAGTTTTTGTAAGTCCTCTGTGCTTTTACCAAACTTCTCTCTTGCTTTTATACGTAGGTCTGTCTCGGCTTGTACCTGTTTAGCAGCCTCTTCATCAATCTTATTCTGCGCTGCCCTTGCCATAGCAAGTTTAACGATTGACTCTCTATATATATCGTTTTCTTTTCTTGCCTCTTTTGTTCCTTTAGCAACATCATCAAGAGTTAAGCCAGCATCATCAAGTTGTTTTATATAATCAGGAAATTCTTTCTTTAATGAATTTATTGCATCTTGTTGTTCCTGTTGTGATTTGCTGCTATCCTGAAGTGTCTTTGTATATGTTTCGAATTTACCAGCAGTTCCTGTTACCTCTTTTGAAGCATCTTTAAATACATCTGATAGCTTCATTGTTTGTCCTATAAGGCGCATAAACATATCCATCAGTTTCGGACCGAATGAGATTAAAAGCTGAACCCCAATAAGAAGCCCACCAGTACCCATAATAGATTTACCCAACTCCCTAAAAGATTCACCAACGCTTCCCTGTGTTTTTACGAATGAACTAAACAATGTTACAACCTGCGACAAGTTGTTTGCTATCGCCGTAAAACCATAACTAGCATCAGAAGCTAAACGACCTGTTTCGAGTAAGATTGCGTTGTTAAGACCAGACTGTGTTCTGCCTTGTTTAGTTGCTTGTGCTGCGGTATTAGCTGCTTTCGCTTGAAGTGTTAGTGCTTGGTCTACTTCTTTGGCTGATAAAGCTAATTGCTTATCTGCAATTATTTTTTCCTTTTCAGCATCAGTAAGGCTGTGAAAGTTGTCTTTAGTAACCTTTAATTGCTTCTGGGTGTTGGCAGCCTCCCTATCGTTAATCTTTATTGATATGAGTATCTTTTGTTCAGCCATTCTTGTATGCTTTAGATTGTTTCACTCGTTTCACTTGTCTCTTCGCCTCATCCCAACTAGAGCATCCTTTATATATTCCTTTGGCGATATCTACGTTATGAGATACGCCATACCAATCAGATACTTGCAATAAATCTATAATCTGTTTTATCATAATACGTTCAATAATTCTAATTTAGATTCGCCTGTTTTTAGATTACTATTTATTGAATTTATAGTAAACACTTTGTCTCCAATCTGAAGTCTATCATTTAACTTATAATTAAGTAATATACTAGATGGCAAATGTGCTGTTAGTTTGAATATCCTCTTTTTAGCGTCAAAAACATCTTCGATATATGTTTGATAGAATTTACTAAACAATGAGTTTGTTGTTCCCCCATAATTAGTTAAGTTCCACTCATCCTCTTCATCATCAAAGTTTATGGTAAAGTCTGGAGGTGTTGATGCGCTTCCACTTTCGACTGTATTAGATGGCTTCCAATACGAACCAAGTGGCTGATGAGATGTGCCATTCCAATTTAACCTACCGTCTCCCGAAAGTCCAGTTATCTTGATGCAGTAAAAGATAGCTGGTGACATCAAAACAGAATCGTAATTACCAGTTTTAGGCGTTGAGCTTGCATCTGGCTTAAAGTTGTCTCCAGCTGAATATCCCCATTGAAAATTGGTTACACCATTTGTAAATGAACTGCTTGGGTTTACATCTTTAATTCTTTCAAACTTAAAGTGTTCAAATTTGGATTCAACCTTGTATGGCTTGCCTCTGTCTACGTTTTGCGGTTTGTATATGGCATCACCAAAAACCTCATTAAAAGCCTCTTTGTGCTGAAGCATTAGTAGTGTCTTTGGCTCTTCGTTCTTAAATTCTATTTCACTAAATGGTATTGTTGATTTAACATCAAATTCAGATGAGTCAACGTATTTAGTTATGTCAAATATACTTGGGTTATCACTATAATATTCGTCTAACGGTAAAACCCTTATCTTACCATAATCAGCATCACCCCTGTCTTGTACATAGTAGGCAGTTAGATTAAACGTTTTAAATATGCTTGTTATGAAATCTAATATCTTCATTTTAGGCATCCTTTCTGTGGGCTTAACTAAACCACTTGCTGTCGCTGTAATATTGTCTGGAACGAAAGTTCCGTCTTTAGTTGTACTTATACTATAACCACTTTCTGTAATCTGTCTTATCCTTAAACTAAATTCAGACTGAAACCCACCTTCAGATGTTACTAGGAATTTAAGCCCATAAAGTACACTTGTAACTTGTCTGCCCATCTCCAGAGTTACAGTCTGGTCTCCAGTTAAGTTTTCTTCATTTAAAAGAATAGCGTTGTTATCAAGCGTATCTATTATTTTTATAGAGTAAACTCCTGAAGTTGTATTTATTGTGCTTAAATCTAATGTTGTGTATCGGTAAACTCTTGGTTTTAAACCAGTAGAAAAACTGTTTGTGGTTAGCAAAGAGTCTGTGTCTGCGCCAGAATCGGAAAAGTTAAACGTACCCTCAAAAGTGCTTAATTGGTCTCCAGATGAATAAGAAAAGTTCTTTAGTGTTGTCTCTATTGACTGACCGCCCTCACCACCAATACGACCTTTTTCTCTACTTAACCACATATAAAGTCCTCTATTTGTGGTTGTGCCATCGCCAATAAAAACCTCCGAATCAAAGAAGTCTCTTGTAAATCTTATATCTGGATATTTTTCTTCAATAGCCTCAATAACATATATCAGCCTTAATGCTGGTTTTAAATCCTCGAATCTTAATGCAGCATCTTCACTATGGGAATTATTATGATAATACAAGTTACCAGCTAATGTATCGTCATTATGACCCTCTGGGTTTCTTGTGTCCATATAAAGCCTCTTTGTGTGAGTTAATAATGGAACGACTATTGGGTCGTATTTAACTACGCTGTTGACCGTTTGATTTAGATTACCTCGTAAGTCTTGTCTTGGTGTTTGGACTCGTATATTCATATTCAAAATTATCAAGCCAAGTAAGAGACTCAAGCTCATCATCTCCAAGTATGTCTGGTAAATTTACTGTATTGCCAAAGAATGTTAACCTATAAGACTCTGCCTTATTGTCTTTCATTTTTACACCGTTCAGAAATACCTTCCCCTCCCTAAATGGTATGTAATTTATTTCTAAAACAGCATCTACTTTTTTTCTAGCATCAAACGCACCATCTGTTATAAAGTAGTTATAAAAGTGCCTAAATATTTTATTGTTCTTTCTTGAGGCTGGAATCGTAAATGATTGCGAGAAATCGGTAAATACTTTAGATATATCCCTTATGTCTTGTATTTTAGATGTAACAGATATAGTTTCATCTTCAAACAAGTCTACCGCCTGATAAACATTATCGGCATCTTTTATGTAAAGTACAACTTTATTCATTATCGAATAGTGTTTATTTTATCTGCTGCAACATCAAACTGCATAGTGTATTGTACCAACCTATCATTAACCCTTGTCTTTAATTGCAAAGAATTACTCTTTAGTTTTAGTGGCACAATTTTCTCTTCGTCTGTAAGTCTCGTCATCCATATTTGCTCGGAAAGCATAAGCTGTTTTATATGCTCGTTACAAGACTCATCAATGTAATCTGTATTTAACGTTACGCTTTCTTTGCCAACTAAATTTAAGGTTCTCTGCTGGTGAGCTGTTTGGTCGTAGGACAAGCTTGTAAAGTCAAACACAGAAGCCTTAAAGTCTTGACTTGTTATATTTATTGACTCATTACTTCTTCTCGTAAAATACAGGTCTTGTAGTGCGCCATACTTATTCACAAATGTAACTCTTATTGGCTCATACTTCGAGCAGTCAAATGTTTTTACCTTTAACACTTTAGTCTTTGTTTCTGTGTCGTTTGTGTAGTTAACCCAAACCTCATCAACAGCACCTATATCAACAGCTTCCTCAAATGCCTCAAGACATCTGTTGTATTCAAATGTACCACCATCTTCCAATACCCTCTCTTTGTAGCTGTCTGCTGTTGAATTGCCATCAGATGATATGTATTGGATTTTTTTACTGGTGTTGTCTGAATCAGATATTCTAATTGAACTTACAGTCTCTCCGTTTAACCTAAACGCTAGGCTGTTTGTTGTCTTTGCGCTAACTGGAATGTTTACGCTTCTGTCATTGACCCTGTATATAGTTCCTTCAGACATCATTAGCCCTTCGTCAAAGTCAGGGTTTGCCCCTTCCTCAAAGTAACCGTAACCTTCTGTGGCTATGAATTGACTTGAAACACTTGGGGTTATTGTTGGAGATGTGATTGTTCCTCCAGATTCGTTTGTTGCTGTTATTATTGGATTTACCCAAACAGCATAGCTGTCGTACTCTCCGTCATACTTGGTTTCAATGTAATCTCTAACAAGCTCGCTTATTTCAAAGACAATAATATTGTTACCTTCAAGCTCCGACTTCTCTATTGTATATTTGAGGTCAGCAGCATCGGGGGTTATGTCTTTTGTTCCCTCATAAATATATAGTTCTAATTTAGCTGTGTCTAGCGTAGAATCTGACACCTTTATGAAAAACGGACTTCTTGTGTTTATTAGTTTTGCCATTTATTTTGTCTTTAAAACGTATGTATCGCCCTTCTTTGTGTAGCCGACACTTTTTAGTATTTCATCTAATTTACCTGTTATATCTTTTTTTAGTGGAGGCAGCATTCCATCTACTATATCCTCAAATGCTTTTTCCACAACTTCTCTTATGTAATTTGCTGGCGCAATACCACGAAGCGATATAGCCTCGCCAATCTTGTATGCGACAGATGCTATATTAGATTCTGTTCTTGGCATCTCCTTTCCACCAAAATCTTTCAATGTTACTGGCTTTTGACGAATCCAATCCTTTATAGCGTTCACATTTGGACTAAATGGTGCTGTACCTTCGTCTACGCCCTGCAAGTATGAGTTACCGTATAGGTTTATATCAAGACCACCGTTCTCTGCTCTTACGTTTAACGAATCACCACCTTCTCCGCTTGACCTTACTGGCGCATTTATATTACCTACTCTCTGTCTTGATGTCTGATATGATTCAAGGAAGTACTGAATCAGTTTCGTCTCTGCGAATGATTTAACGTATGCTTCAGTATTTTTGAATCTAATTTCCATTAGCAGACAGTTACAGCATTATTAGGGATTGATATGGATAGGGTAAGCGCCCAACCAGTCATTAAGTTCTCAAATCTATCTTCAAACATAGTGGCAGTTGCATCAGTATCTAAAACGTAGTTATCATCGTTCAGGTCTCCACGTCTTAATTTAGATTGCAACCTGTTTATTACCGCAAGCTGGGTGTTTAAAACATCGTGCTTGTTGTCTAGTCCTTTATATGGCACAGAATTGCTGGCGAACCTATCTTCTTTACTTTCGTCAACCAAGTCCATCGCTATAACCTGAATCGAGAATGTTATTGTGTGTTCTCCAAAAACAGCATCCTTGTATGTTTATGTGTGATAAGCGGAATATACTCTGCTTGGATAAGTCAACATCCATAATGTTACCAAACGTAACTGTGTTTACAAATTCACTTGAATTTAGTTCTTCGTATATTTTATCTATAAGGTCGTAAAACTCTTTCATCTTTTATATGCTTTCTTTATCATCGCTGCTTCTAGTTCATTCTTTTCTTTCTCAAACGTTAGGAAGTTGAGGCACTTGAAAATTGGAAGGTTGGTGATTTCGTCAAAGTTGAGAATATTTCCTCCAGCGAGTGCATAGATTGATTGATACCAGCCCCACTTTGAGCCAAAGCCTGCTTGAGCTGATAAGTCTGTTCCTCCGTCAGATTTTTCTGTATATAACTCGGTATAGCTCTCAACAACTCCTTCCCTAAATCGTAAAAAAAAACCATAGCACTCATTACCACATCAAGAGGCATTTCCCTCATAAGGTTTGACACCTCTTCGCTTGGGTCATAGGGAGCTACCGTATATTTTTCTTTCTGCTTGAAGTTAACAGGTCGATACAACGCTGCCATAGCTTTATGCATCCTACCCCAGTCTGATATATTATCTTCAACGTCTATATATGCGCCAAGAGAAATATTCTCTAACTGCGGTTCAAATCCCATATCTACGCCAAGTAAGTCAAACCTGCGTATTAGATTAGGCTTTTCTTCAAATGCCTTGTTGATTATGCTTAATACCTTGTCAGCATCTTTAGCTGGAATGTTAAGCACATCCTTTAGTGACACGTTGCAGAATATCTCAATGGTCTTTAACGCCAAGAATTCATCAGCACCTTCTCCGTTCTCTTCAATGACCTTCATATAACGCTGGTACTGCCCAAGTGTTATGTTTGATAAGTCAGTTGGAACTGATAATTCTAATTCTATGGTTTTCATATCTAAATAATAATTGGTTGTTTAAGTGTACTTATTGATTATGCACCTGCCTGTATGGCACATATATATAACATATATCTTAAAGAGTAATAACATGTATCTTATCTTAATATGCATTTTAAGAAGGTTATGTTTTATAAAGAGTATTAACATGATGCACTCTATATAAATAATATAACATGTATTATATAATAACATGAGTAACCAGTTATGATTCATAACCTACTTTTTCTAAATGGTTGTCGTAGTATTTTATGTAGATGCGCCACAAAGCATCAGTCAATTCTTCTTTTTTGTACGTTTGAGGCGATTTAATGCGTTTTAAGCCATTATCTATTTCAATATGGTACATATCTCCACTTGGTAAGGGATATGCTCTTAAATAGCTTCTAAATGCCCAAGAGATAGCTTTACGAGCTTTGTCTGTGTCTTGTAAATGCAATGGAATGGGTTTTATCTTACGTTTTGGCATACTATTAAATTCATAGCTAATATACGAAAAGGGTATTGAATTCACAAGTAAGGGTATTAAATTCATACCTATTGAATTGAATGGCAGGTGGAAATGATTAGGTAGGTAGAGAGTGGGGATATAAGGTATGAGTGGTGGACACTCGGCAGAGTCCTACCAATAAAGATACAAATAATTTTCTAACTACACAAATAATATGCGTTAATTTATTGTTAATTCTTTTGGTATGGATACAAAAAAAGGGCTGCATGATGCAACCCCCTTTAAACAAAACAAACTAAAAAAACTATTCACATACTTTGTCGCAAATGTCAATATCTTTAATGACTTCGTTTATTACTATTATATCGTTTATCTCTACACATTCGCATACTATTGTTTCTTTATTGTCTATGCAAGATGTAAGAAACAGAAGAAAAAAAAATACACCTTTTCATCCTATTTTTATTTTAAATATTTATGTAAATTGTTATCAATAAGCCATTTATAAACTCTTGCTGCTTGTTATGATTTATTTCTTTGGCTGGTTTTGTTTTACTTTCTTTAATTATCCGCAAATTATTTTCAAATATTTTCTTTGTTCATGATTAATTTATTTTACTTGTGTATAGATATTTTCTTGCTTGTTTTATTGTTTCAAAATACTTCACTTCATATAATGATGCAACCTTATAAACGTTGTGTATAAACGTTAACGTTTTGTTGTTTCTTGTTTGGGCGTATCCACAACATAAAGCGTATTTTGTTAATTCGTTTCTTTGTTTTAATTATCCGCAAATTATTTTCAAATATTTCTTTGTTCATGATTAATTTATTTTACTTGTGTATAGATATTTTCTTGCTTGTTTTATTGTTTCAAAATACTTCACTTCATATAATGATGCAACCTTATAAACGTTGTGTATAAACGTTAACGTTTTGTTGTTTCTTGTTTGGGCGTATCCACAACATAAAGCGTATTTTGTTAATTCGTTTCTTTGTGTGTATAGTTTTGGTTTCATGATTAATATATTTCCCGTTTACTTATATAATAATTGCCACCACTTAACCTGTATTCATTAAGCAGATATAATGCTTCTTTTTTTGTTTTGGCTTCATCTATCGTTTCAGTTCCAAATGTTTCGTGCTTATGGTTTATATAGTACATTTGTTTTTATATTAAGTTAGATATATATTGTATTTCTTCTTTACTTATATTGTGGCAACCAATTCGGAGAAGTTTGTCAAAAGATATTGTAGTATAGTTTCCTATTCTTTGCCCTCTCATTATTGCACCGCTTTTAAGGAGCTTTAAATAACGTTTAGCCTCGTTTACATCTATCTTTACCCCTTGCGAGGTTTCAACGAATTGAGCGCATTTAGAAAGCCTCAAATAATCTTTGCCACCTATACGAAAATAGTTGCTTTCGCATGCCCTAAATTTAGCAAGGCTTTTAGTCAATTGCTTTTTTTGCTTTTCTCGTTTCTTCTTTTGTTCTTCTTTTGCCCAATTGCGCAAATCTTCTAGGCTCGTTTCCTCTTGCAACGAATCAACAAATAATAGCAGTTCTTTGTACTCATTGTATTTTCTTAATTCGTTTTTTTTGCGCTCATTTATATATTCATTAAATGAATTCCAAAGGCTGTATATTTCGCTAATATACATTTGAGGCTTTCGAGCTCTTGCTAGCTTACCCTTTAAATACATTATTTTATTATGTACTAAATATATGTTTACTTTTGTTTTGTAGTATTGTTTATATTGAGAAGTTGCGCCAATTAACAAACCTATATGTTTGCCTGTTGTGGGGCTGTAACCTTCATCGTTTATCAATATAGTTTTGTCGTCTAAAAAGCGTCCCAATTCGTAATGATACCCATACGAATATATTTTATCCCCCTCAAAAAATATATTGTTATTTGAGGTACGTCCATTGTCTTGTGTCCGTTGTGCAAATGTATGCACACAATCAAAGTTGTTAAATACTGTTTTCATCTTTGTTTTGTTTTATTGTGTTAATATAATGCGAAGGGCTAAATATAGCGGAACAATGTATAAAAGTAGGTGTACCGCTTTTTTTGTTAGTTTGTCAAGTGTTTTCATGTTATTAGAAATTGAATGATACTTTGTCAATGTTTAGTAAAATATACCCAACCCCGATAACAGTTGCAATGCTGTAAATTGTTGCAATGATTAGCGCAAATGTTTCAATTGTTTTTTGTGTTCTGTTGTTTTTGTTGTTTGTTTTCATGTTTGTTAATTTATATTATTATTTGTTTTTGTTAGTACAAATATACGACAATTTAACAAACTGCCAAAGATATTGACATTTTATTGACTATTTATATAAATTCTAAATAAGCAATACAATATATATATATACTATATGAACGGGCGCACGTATACTACAATAATTTTGGCGCATATCCAAATATGGGTGCTTATTCATATCCAGTCTAAATAAGGGCAACAAGGCAACCGTATACAATTACCCTATGAAATTACCACCTATGAAATTACATATATATTGAATTGCTTATATATTAAATTTACTTTCCTGTCAAATATAAAAATACGCCAAGAAAAAACATTGCACAACCTAACTCAATCATAATTTATTTTATTTTTATTTCTGGTAAACCAAAATCATTTATATCTATTTGTAGGTCAAAATCAAATCCACAATTTTCACATAAGAAGTTATCCTTATGGTTATTGTGCCAACAAACTTGGCAACATCTTTTAAACTGTTTCATATTATATCTGTTATATATTCATCATCCACACAATAGTGGCTCATCACCTCTCCTTTAAATTCTCCATCATCATAAACTCCTTCGAACCCACAATAAGGGCAACTATCATAATATCGTTTCATTTACTATATTTTTATCTTTATTTATTTATGTGTTAATTTATATGCAATGATTATCCTTGTATGCAATGATTATCCTTGCGTTAATGATTATCCTTGAATGTTATCTACCTTATGTTTCAATTGCAGAATCAAATCATCATCATCTTTTTTCTTTTGCTTCATGGTTACTTCAATAATACTCGGAAGCCAATCGAACAATGCCTGTGGGCGTATTGTTACTATGTTAAGGTTATTAGATAAGCAAATGCCATCTTCATTCGACCATAGTGTTATTATCTCGTCAATATATATTTCTTCGTTATTCATCTTGTGTTTATTTTAAGGGGGAGGTAATCCCCCCATTGTTATTTTATTATCTTACTAATTATGTCGTTAATTTCATTATGATATTTATCATGATTTTCAGCAGTATCTGCGTATAGCACCTCCTTCTCATTTCTTAAGGCTATCTTTATTATCTTCGCTTCTTCTTTTGTGATATTTAGTATCATTGTATTTATTTTTATGTTCAATGCAAACATACGAAGCCTAATGTTACCCAATGTTAAGCCAATGTTAAGTATTTGTAAAATATTTACTATCTTTGTATAATGATATTTAAAGGCAAATATATGTATAAATGGAATAAGCAGGGGGATATTGAAGCAATCCCACAAGAACAGGGTATTGAATTGCCACAGGGGGGTATTGAATTCACAGAGGAAGAAACCCCTATTAAATTCACAAGGAAACAAACTCCAATCTTTACAGGGGTATTGAATTACTTTCCCGATGCAATTCGAGAAGTTGCAAAGTGTTCTTACGCTGGACAACAACAACACAATCCAGATAAACCTCTAGCGTGGGATAGAAGCAAGTCAGGAGACGAATTAGATGCGCTCTCTCGGCACTTACTTGAAGCAGGTACAGTTGATACCGATGGCATTAGACACTCCGCTAAAGTAGCTTGGAGGGCGCTGGCTAACTTACAAAAGGAAATAGAGAATGACAATGAAGCAGTTTAATCAATACTTACGCACCTGTTTAGATAATGGGTGTGATGAGGTTGTGGTTAAGTTTGACAGGCAGGGTATAGTTTCTGTTGAGCCTATTATCGAAGCACGTACATCCCTTTAGGTACAGTACGTTCAAGGGCGTATTGAATTGCGTAGCGGCTTCCGTCGATGCCATGATTCCAAGAGTCTCTTGGTATGCTACCCTTTAACTTCCAAGCATAATTGTTAAACTCTCGTATTAAATTCACAGAGTCCTTATCGATTATTATATTGTAGTCCTGCATAAGAGCGATGCCTGATAAGATGCTACCTTTCTTTTTTATAGTAGGCGTAATGTTTTTAAGTCCTTTAGTCTTTAACTCCGATATAAGTCGAGGCTCACTATTGTCGCACACAATCAGATTATTCCCTGCATACCTTCTACACATCTCAAATATATTAGAAGTAGATAGTCCAGCCTTGTAGAAGTGTTCTTTTATCCAGATAGTCTTTCGTAGCTTATCTACCGCAATTTCAGTTAGGGTTGAGGGGTCTACCGAGAATCCGAAATCAAGTCCAAATATCGTATCATACTCGTTATTGAAATCGCCAATCTCCCAATGAGTAAACACAACTCCCTCTGCTTTCTCAAGCCACCCTCCTAATATCTGGTGCTTGTATTTCTCTGGTCTACGCTGGCGCATCACCTCCACTTGCTCTACAAAAGATGGAGATAAGTGTTGCTTGTTATCAAGGTAGGTTGTGTGTATATAGCTGACGTTCTCTTTAACGCCATTGTAACCGTCTGTAATGCCTCTATTCTCAAAAAACCTCTCGTATATCCAATGCTGTTTAGTTGTGGGGTTTAGAATGAGGATACAGCGATTCTGCTTTCCAGTAGCACGAACAGAGTAGTCTATCTTTTCAAACGATTCCTCGTCTGTAAGTTCCTCTGCTTCATCCAAGACAAATGTCGTAACGCCTTGAATAGACTTGAGCTTGGCGGTCTGGTCTCCACTCGCAGTCTTAATACCACTAAACAGAATGCTGCTTCCTGTTAGGTTATTTATAATCTCATTCTTTGTAACAGGTAAAGTTCTCTGCTATACCCATAAGCTCAAGCTTCTCCAAGAACTCTGGTATAATAGACATAGATGCCGAAGTCATTGTATATCGAGTAAACAGTATGCGATGCCCTGTCTCGTATGTTAGAAGCACCAAGAATGTATTTACGCCAAAAGACTTACCACTTCCCCTACCACCTGTAATTACAAAGTACCTACTTGGGTCTCTGAACAGAGGATTGTACTTGGGGTTAAGATTTACTTTCCTCATCCTTTATCTCTGTTGCTTCAATATCAATAGTCTCTTCTGGTTGCAGGAAAGATATTACAGGAATGTTTACCTCCTGCTTTACGTTAATGTCCTTCTGCTCTTTCGGCTTACCATACTTGTATTCCCACAGTAGGCGTAAGTGTGCAAAGGAATCCTTACTCATCTCTGCAAGTGCCTCCCAAGCTTTCTTCTCGCTTCCAAAGGCTCTCTTCATTGAACCTAGCGCAAAGTTCTTTATGTCCGCTTCTTTGGCTTTAGGCTTTCTCCCTTGCCCTCTGGACACTCCTTTTATCGCACCGTTGTTTCTACGCCCATCTGAATACGGAACGTGTGGTTGCTTCTCTTTCGGCTCTGGCTTTGGCTTAATCGGTATTCCTAATTCAGCTTTCTTCTCGTCTGATATTAGACTTCTCTTCTTTGGTCTTGGCATATTTAAATAATAAAGTTCATACCAAAGTGTTTAACTATCTGATTTACTGTGAGTAATACCTAGTCATCAATGTATCAATCTGACTGATTGTAGTACATAATTACATCATCGTTATCCTCTTTCTGTTGCGCCAAATATAATTGGTCTTTAAAGTAGGCGTATGCCCTTATAAATGTATTCTTCTTTAGTTTCATGTCTTATTAGTATATTGAACCACTTATTCCTTCAGAGGCGTAATAAACCTTTGTCTGTTGGTTTCTCGGTTGTATGTTATTAGATATAGCTTGCTTCAAATCATTATTCAGCTTCTCAATATCCTTCTTTAAATCAGACACTTCTAGTTTAAGTCTCATGTTCTCTTCCTCAAAATCAATCTCTGGCTCTCCTGCAAGACCGCAAAATTCATTTCGTATTGAATCAAACTTCTTCCTGAACAACTTGTCTTGGGCGTAGTCTATTTCAAATTGATTTATCTGATGCAATACAGTAGCATGATTCTGTTTTAAGGGTAATGTCTGTCCTATTGAGTGAAGAGACGTTTTCTTGTAAAACTCCCTAAACAATTTGTAATACATTCTTCTGGCAAAAATAACCTCTCTCTTTCTGGTTTTAACACCCATATTAACACCAGTCTTTTCCTCTACTAATCTTTTAAGATATTCTATCTCCAATTCCATCTAATTCTTGTTTATATTCGTTATACGCTTCCATAGCACCTTGTATGCACTCATACTGCTCTGTATCTTTAAAGTACTGTATTAAGAACTTAACTTCGTTAAGAAGCAACGCTCCGTCTCTCAATGAGAGTAGTACATCCTCTCGGCACTCTTCTTTAGCTTGTTGATATGTCATCTTTCTTATCTTCTGGCAATTTTTGAATTACAGCTTGAAGCATGGCGTACATCCTTGTAACCGCCTTCTCAAGCATCTCTATTCTATGTTGCTGTGTTAGTTTCTTTTTTCTCAAAGTATTCCTTTTATAATATATTCGTCTATATTTTTACCGCCTTCAGAAAACCATTCTCTGTAAGTGTTTATTGCGCTAACAACTAATTCTTCGCCTTGAAAGTAGAACTCTTCGCTAACATCGTATACTGCAATATCTTTAGTGTCCTTACATATACACAAGAACTTAAAGTCTTGGTATTCGACACCGAATAAATTACAGTAAATGAAAACCTGACTGGCGTAACCATACTTTCTAGCATTGTAAGGGAAGCTACCCTCCGCAAGACCTGTTGTTGTCTTTAGGTCTACGATTCCATTCGCACCAATAGCATCTGCTTTAGCCCTAAAAGGAATACCGTTAATATTTCCGATAGCTGGCTTCTCGTAATCAAGACCCTTTATTAGCATTTCAGCATCATAATTACTATATATAGCATCAGACATTCTCATAGTATCTTCATACTCTTTACGCAAGAACGTCATTGGATTGTCGGCAAATGCTTCCTTATATATCTTGGTGTTTCTTGTACTAGCATCTACCCAATTAAGGTGTCCAAACTTCTCGGGTTCAAACACAGCTAGGTGTAACAGCCATCCAGCAGTCATAGCGCTTGTTCGCTTATTAGCAAACCTTAAAGACTTTGCGTATGCTTTAGGTGATTTGTTAAGTAACTTCACGCTACTGCTACTCAATGCGTTCTTTCCCAAGTATTCATAGTAGAACTCATCATTGTCCATTTGCTTTAAGATAGAGTCTTTATCCCAAAACTTTCCGTCTAGTGTAACTATCTGATTACTCATCTATTCTTCTTTTAGCTAGTTCGGGTGCTATAAATTGCATTGGGTGAAATTGCTCAAACACTTTGTTTAGTGTGTACTTAATCTCCTCTCTATTCTTTTTAGCCTCCTCTGAATACTTCCACTCGGCAAGTTCCATTTCTTCTTGGTAGCTTCTTTCCATTCTATCTATCTGCTCATCAGAAAGAGAACCTCGTTCTCTCATCTTCTGAAATAACTCATTTGTTTTACTCATTTCAATTGTTTTATTAGTAACTTAATTAACCTCTCTATCTTATTTAAAATCCATCTCAAGGGAGAATCAAGAACATAGTGTAGTATCATTAGCGCACTCTCAAGCATCCAGAATATGAATACCAGAATGATTACAAATACTAACTTCAGTAAGTTTAAGGGGGATAATATGAATCTTAATAACTTGTCCATTTACTTATTATTTTAAGCAAATATACAAACTATTTAGTAATTAACAAAATATAAACAAAAAAAGAGGGTCAATTAAAACCCCCTTTTAACAATAAAAATGTAAACCGAAAAAACTTATTGTGTCCGTAAAAGACATAGCAAATATAATACTATTTTTTATATATGCAACTATTTTTTTGGGTTAAAGTTCTCTTTCCATATAGTGTAGCATACCGCCATTCTCTGGTCGGTATCTTTGTATTCAGAAGCCATTTTGGCGTTACCTATGCAACGCACTACAAAATCTTTCTGCTTCTCGTATTTCTTTGGTTTAATTAGTGGCATACTAAAGTAACAAATATATTTTAAATCGTTTCAATACTGTTTAAGTCAGAATTTTTTATCTCATAAGTAGGTGCTTTCATTTTAAAGGTAGTTCCATCTGCTCTTGTTCTTATAGAACCCTCTTTGTATAATAAAGACCTATCCATTAACTCTTCTTTAGTAACCCAACCACAAACAGTAAGGTAGCTTGTTTTCTTGTTTATAGAACAAAATATATAAGCATCACAATCAAAGTCCGATTGATAAGATATGAAGTTGTTTACATAATATGGTTTTGGGTCAACCGTTCTGCCCATAGTCTTAACATCTACCTTCATTCCATTATATTCAAAATCAAAACCGCCATCAAAGCCATTTTTAAGATTACTATTTGCGCCAAAATGATTCTTAACAACGGATTCTCCCAACAGACCGACATACTGCTCTGTCTTATTTCCGTTAGCCCTGCTTCTATTGCCCACGTTATTATCTTTCAAGAAAGACCAAACACGCCTTTTTAAGCCATCATTTATCTTTATAATCATGATTTCTTATTAAACTCATTGTGTATCTTTAGTAGTTTCTGCTTTACAGGTTTGAAACAACTGCTGCAATTTGTGGGCTGCAATTTATCATTAAAGATACGATTATAAACGGAATAAATCTCTTTAACCATACTACCGCTAATCGTGTTCCTTGACCTCTCAAATAACCATTGAATTGTGTCCAACTCTTCATCCGTTGGCGCATTGTATTTTCCATAAGGGAATAATGAATTTAGTAGTTCTTGTCTCTTATCACAACCGCAATCCTCTCCTAGAACTGCCTTCGCTAATTTATCAATACCAGTCTTGCGAAACACTTTCTCTACTGTATCGCCAAGACCTGTTGACTTAATCTCTTGTGATTTCTTTTCTGATTGCTTCTTTGGCATTTTTCAATGTATTAAATATGCTACTTAAACTTATTTTAGTTTCTCTGGCGATATCCCTCATAGACATACCCCTATGATAATAAAGATTAAAGATACCTTTGTCGTACCAATACCAATCCTCAACCAGAGTTTCAACTCTTTTAAATAGCGCCTCTTCTTTTTCCTTTTCTTCGATAGAATCCAAGCTATCTTCATACATTCCTTTAAAATTATCATCCGTAATCTTATCCGTTGAAAATACGATTGGGTTCTTTTTACAGCTTGTGTGTATATTTGCATAATATAAATTTCTTAACGTAATGTAAATGTAAAAGGTGTTAACCTCTGTATCATTATACATAATTTTTTGTGGGTCTTTAACATAGTCAAAAATCCTAACAAACATCTCCTGAACAATCTCCTTTGCCTGCTCACTTGAAATGTCAAAAGACATAGCCATATTGTACCAGTCATCATACTTATTTGCGAGTTTTTTTAACAACTCTTCCTTCGTCAACATAATCTATTAAAATTAAAATTTGTTCAATCGAATTACAAACAGCATAATTACCATTCCACTTCTCTTGAAATTGCACCTCATCGGGTGTTAGCTTCTGTTGACTCTTTGTTTTATTTCCGTCTTTCAACTCAATCATATAGTTATTATTTCTATAACCTAGTATTAAGTCTGGCGCACCTCTACCCAGCTGATGGGTATGTAAGACTGAAACGCCTAAATCTCTTAATTGTTTTACTACTTCTTTTTGGTTTGCATCTACTCTTGCTTTTTTTCGCATCTTTGAACATCTATATCTTTAAATGGTGTGTATCCATCAAAGTAATACCTTTGTTCTCTTATGTTAAAATTGATGCCCTCTACGTCTTGAGGAATACCAACTAGCTTTTGTTTCTTAATCTTTTGTGAACCAAAGATAACACTTGTATCCGAGAAATCCAAAGCACGATTAGGTCTCCATACAAACATCACATTATCTGCCTTGTCTGAAAACGTACCGCCACCCTTAATTCTATTCACATCAGGTTTATAATACCTGCCACTTTCATCTTTTTGTGGTGTAACTTGATGCGCCACTAAATTTACAGATATATGGTTCTCAATAGCGAATCTCTTTAACTCACTCATGAAACGACTAATATACAAATCTTCACGCTCACCCTTGTACATCTTATGTTGTACCGTATTGTATGGGTCAATGATTAAAGAACGAATACCCTTTGTCTTAACAAGAAACTTTGCTCTATCAAATATAGAATCCAAGTTAAAGTTCTTTCTAGGGTATATTAGGAAAAAGTGTTTCTTTACAAAGTTAATCGCCTCATAATACTCATCCTTTGTCATCTGATTATTCTTGTAGTATGGGTCAGCACTCTTGCCAATGTACATCTCTACAATGTCATTAAAGAAGTCTTTCATCGGCATATTCTCTGGACTAAATACACCAAACTTCCAACCATCGTGAAACGCCTTAACAGTAGCAAGCTGGTTCAGAAGCAAAGACTTTCCTTCATTCTGGTAGCCTGTCCAGATATTAACCTCTCCCATTCTCCAAGTCCAAGCCTTATCTATGTGAGGAATGTATGTACTTGAACCTCTTTCTTGACCGTTCTCAAAACCATCCATCATAGAGTCAACAACATCATCAACGTCAAAGATACCCTCTACTTTGGGTGCTTCAGCCGTTTTAAGGCGATTACGGAGACTTTCTACACCTTCCTTAACCAAAACCTCATTGGCATCCTTAAACGGTCTTAAATCGACTATTTTACACTTCTCTGCGCCAAAACGTCTAATTAACTCTTGTTGCAAGTTTCTACCATTGTCATCATTATCAGTAGCAATATAGATAGTAGATGCCTCATCAAAAACATCATAACAGGTTGTTAGACACTCAAGTTTCTTGTCAATACTCTTGTCTCCAACATTGGGCGCACCCATATTAACAGAGGTGTGGTAAGGAATGCCAATCACTTCCCAACTCAAAGAATCAATCTCTCCCTCGCATATAACAATCTTTGGTTGACCTTTAACACCATCGTAGTTGTATATGATTGGTTTTGCATCTTTAGCTTGAGCAAAGAATTTACCGTCTAAACCTCGTTTCTTGTAGTTTACAAGTTCGCCATCTTTTATATAAGGAAAGAAAATGTTTCTGTCATCAGAAGATGATACAATCTTATTCCTTTCAATAACCTCATCGGTTATACCTCTTCCGTTAAGGAATTTGCGCCCCCTATCAGAGATTCTCTTCATATTTGTTTTAGATGGCTTTGTGTATTGTTTCATTGGTTTCGTGTATTGTTGCATTTCTTTTGCTTTTTTTACTGTTCCTTTGTATCCGCATTTGTGGCAATTATATACGCCCATCAATATGTTGATAGACAGGCAAGTGTCTTTCCAGTTCTCCTTACCTAAAGACTTGCATTTAGGGCATTTAACCTTTTGTTCTTCACTATTTCCCTTCGGTTCTACGCCTAAATCTAAAAATTCTTGTACAAACATTTGGTAGTCTCGTTTTTATTTTGTTTTTTTTACAATTATATAACATGTTACGTATTATAACATGTATCGTATTATAACATGAGTATTAAATATTTATAATATGTATCATATTATAATTCTTTATATAACATGTATCGTTTCGTAACATGTTAATGCTTGAATTGAGGGTTAACATATATTCTACGTTGCTTCCCATCAAAACCTATACTTTTCGTTTCACGTCTAATACAGGCGCTCTCTTCAAGTCTATTTAAGATTCTATACATTGTCCTGTCTTTAACAGACATCGCCTCGCACAGATGCTTATTAGTCGCAAAGCAATACCCTTTGTCCGATGATAAGGACTTAATGTAAGAGAATACCGCTTTTTCTACAAATGAAAGTTTACTTAAACCCTCCATATCTACTTTTATGTAATTAGTTTTCATAGCTAAAAAAAGGGGGTTTTTACACCCCCCTCTGTTTATTTAGAACGGAAAGTCATCATCGACTTTAACTGGTTCTTGTTTTGGTTTATTGTTCGAAGATGGTTGCCACTCGTCAATGTAAACACTATGAGTTTTACCATACTGGTCTGCCTCTTTCTTTTTAGAGACTCCTAATCTTAAATAACGCTCTCCGTTATATTCACTCCAAAAGTCTTTAACTTTGGATTCTGCGATAGAGATGTTTACAATCTCCATTCCATTGGGTGCTTGTCGACCTGTGCCAACATACTTTTTTTCTGACATAATTTATGTATTTAATAATTGTTCTACTTTTTTATTTACTTTGTACTTCTTTCTGATATCATTCATTGTAAAGCCATCTTTTAAGGCTTCTTTTGCCCTGTCAAACGCTTCACCAGATTCAGGCAACCACTTTTTATCATCTATAATCTCTTTTACCTTACTGGTATTAAGATTTGTGGAATTGTGATTGTTAGTCGAATCGGCATCCTTTGTATCATCTATTAAGAATAAACCATTTAGGGCGTACTTTCTAGCGTAAGATGAACTACTACCAAAGCATTGTGCCACATCCATACCCTTTCTATTAGGGTCGATACCTGCTTGTGCTGAAACCTCAATAACACCTTCAATGTCCTTGAATTGTGCTGTTGATTCAACAAAAGAAAGTCCATTGTCCAACTCTATAACCTTGTCAGAAATAGTTAAGACAACTTTGTGTTCTACTAATAGAGGCTTTACTGCTTCCAGTATATCCTCACAATTACGGTACTTATACTTACCGAAACTATTATATTGATTTTTTGGTGCTTTCAGTCTCCCCTGAATGTCCACCAGTTTTTCATATATATTCATAGGGCAAATATATAAATTCCAACTGACACTACAAAATAATATCGAAATTATTGAAGTTTTCTTTGTATTTATTCTCTAAAGACAACCTTACAGCTGTCTGTTCTTCGTTCTGAACAATAAAGAATCCGTTATATGAATCGACCCATATAGCAAAATAGTCGCATAAATGCTTTGGATAAAATTGCTGGGTTCTTGCTAAAGTAACTCTATATGTGTTTCTTCCAGAAGTATAAGGACTCTCCTTCCTATCATGCCCTACATATTTAACTTGTACCTTATACACCTTACCGTTCTTTTCCAATATACAGTCGTATGTGGAGGCATCTAATAAGGGCATAGATACGTTAAATCCATTCTCCATCGCTCTTGTGGCGAACTTGTATTCTGCAAAACAACCCTTCTGATTTCTATCCATTCAACTAATATACAAAAAAAGTGGCAACCTAAAAAAGCTACCACTTCTATGAAACAAAATAAAAAACAAATGAAAACAGGCTTAACCTGACACAAGACAAATATACCCTATTAAATTCATAAAGGGGTATTAAATTCACAGAAGTTATTAACGACCTTGCCCTCTGTATTTTTTCTTATAACCCTTCTGACCTACTGATGCGTTCTTTGAGTGAACGTTAGGTCTTTTACTCCTAGAGTCTGGAGTATATGCGTTAATTATCTTCCTTGCCATTCTTTTTACTTTTTTCCCAAGTTCTTCCAACAAAGTACGCACCATATACGGTAATGAGCAATGTTTGAAAAATAGGGATATATTCTTTCTGTATGCTAAACTCTCCAATGTTTCCATCGGTAAATGCCAATAAGGTAAACATAACCGTAAGAAAGACCAGAGTAAGCGGTCTAATGTTTTTCGACAGCCAGCTATCGCTTTGCATATCATACTTCCAACGCTCTGTAACTTGTTGTTGTGCATCTTTATCAGCTTCTTCTAATAGTTCTTGAATACGTTGCTTGGCTTGTAGGCGTTCTTCGTCAGTAGTGGTTAGTTTGTCTATAACACCACCAATATCCTTTATTAAACCGCCTGTAATTAGTTGTAGTAACTTTTTCATTAGTAAGTCCAGATTACATTTTTCATCCTTGTCAGGGGTCTATATCTATATGTATAAAGTTATCGGCAATACCAATACGATTTATACCAACCTTCAAATAGGGCGTTTATTAGCTTAAATCTCATTCTTGAATGGCGAATAGCTATGTCTACCTGCTAAACCCTTTAAGTGGCTGCTGGATTCAACACCGCCAGCAGATTCATTGTGAGCAGGCGTTCTGAAACCAGAGGTAATTATTATTGGCTCTCCAACAATCTCTCTCACTTCGTCTAGCATCTCTAGTAAAGTCTTGTCCATAAGCTGTCCGCTACCCTGTACATCAGGGCTATCAAACTCGCTATAATTAAAGTACTTCACTTTTTCTTTTTTAACTCGTACCACTTTTGAACAGTATAACCAATAGTAACTACTAATAAAAGTATTTTAAGGCTATCTTCTAATATATCCATTGTACTAACTGTAATAGCTGACAAATTTAATACGTAAAGTTTAAACGAGTTTAAGTCCATAATTAAAAGCTTCTACCTGCGAAGGTGTGAACACCGTTACCTTCTACTTCTATCTCTTTAGATACCCAACCATAAGGATAGTCAATCTCTTGATTGCCTTCTTCATCAGTTTCAGTAATCTCTGATGCTCTCCATAGAACATCAACAGAATACATATCCGATTGTACTCCCTCTGTTAGTAGTTCTCCATCTTCATCAAATGTAGGTTGCTCTGTAAAGATATAACCTAATTTAACAACCGTATGGCTGTGCGAAGGGTGTTCGTTGCCTTCCTCATCTTCTGTATGTGGTAATGCAGCTATTCTTGTTTCAGCCAAATCTTGGCTTTCAAATTCATATTTCTTAAATATATATTTCATTGTATTAAATTAACTTGTTAATGCTTGTAATTCGCTATCGCTTAATGCTGTGTTGTAAACTTTTAAATCCTTAATGTTTCCGTAGAAATCAGCAGAACCTCCGCCATCATCAAAAGAAATTTCAGACATACCCGTTGGTATGCTTCCGCTTGTTTCGGTGTCTTTTTCAACGCCATTGACCCAAAGTGCGAAATCACCTGACTTGTATTTTAACGCTATTTTTAGATATTTTATTTCGGTTTGTGTTTCATCAAACAAATCAGCTTGGTTTATTCCGCCTACTTTCAACAACCCCCTTAATCTTGTGCTTGAAGCATTAAATAATATCTTTATGTTGTCTGTTGAGTTTCCGATGGTTATCTGCCTATATGAACTATCAACACCAAGAGCTGCAATCTCTGCATACAATACCCCCTCTGTTGAGTTTATTACTTGCTCATTACCTGCATTATTACAAGTTTCCGCACTCCTTGTAGCAGTACTTCCTGATGTTGGTATATACGAAGTGGCGTAGCTTCCTTCTTCTGCTTGATGACCCCAATAAGCTATTGAAGAATTGCCTATACCTATAACTGAACCAAAATACATTCTTATTATACCACTTAAAGAACCATCTGTTACATTGAAAGTAGCTGAAAATCTATCATATCCATTTATGTTACTACCTATTTGTATTGTAGAGCCAACCTGTGTTACGTTTACCAAATTAGTTGGTCGCAAATCTCCTAAAAAAGCTGTTGATGTGGGAGTAGATATTCTTTTTCTAAACCAAGAATAAGTCAATTTTGTATTAGTAGAATAATCTCCGCCTGAAAAACTGTAATTGTATCTATCAGAATTACTATCAGGTACAGGAATAACAGCAGTATTTGTTCCATCAGGTGCAATAGTATTACTTTCTGAAGCAGGGGCATTTCCATAATTACCTTCAGCACTATAAGTAATCTTATTCTCTCTACTCGGCTCTAATAACAAATGCCCTTTAGTGTTGTTTAGAAAGTCAATACGTGGCTCGTCTACGCCTACTGTTTCGATTAAACCATCTTTGTTAACCCTTGTAGCTGTTGAACCCCTGTCAAAGTCAAAAGGTAGTGGTTTAAAGTTGTCGTTTTCGGCATTATACGCAAGTAGTGCTTCCTCTTTTGTTGCCCAATTACCGTTTCCTAAATTAAATGTATTCGCCATAATTAACTTGTAAGTGTTTGTAGTTCGCTATCCGTTAGTGCTTCGTTGAACACCATTGCTTGGTGTATTTTGCCTTCAATAAAACCACCAGTGCCATTAAAGTCAGAAAATTCAAAATCTGATAAACCAATAGGTGTATTTCCGTTTGTATCAGAAAATACTTGTGTGCCGTTTATATACGCTTTAAAGTCGTTTTGTTTATATTTAAAAGCTATTTTATTTCTTTGATTAAAAGTATATGATACCGCAAATGAACTATCTGCCTGTACAGAACCATCACTTGTTAAATAAAAACGTATTCTATTTGGAGAGCCAAAAGTGCTGCCATAGAACAAAATTGTTATCCTATTGTCAGCAGAACCAGAACTCAAAGTTAATTCCCTTACTGTTGCATCAAAGTTTTCTAAATCAACAAACAGCGTACCTTCACTGTCGTTAAACAAATTAGCATCTCCTGCATTTAGGCACTTGTCTACTGTCCTTGTAACTGCTGAACCGCTTGTTGGGATGTAGCTTGTTGGGTAGTCTCCTGCTTCTAATTGTGCGCCAAAAATATACGTTTTATCCGTTCCGTTTCCTGTATAGTTTCTGTCGTTATAGGTTGCGCCATTCATTAAATAAACATTACAGTTTAAGTTTCCTGCTGTTGCGGTTGCTGTAACAGAAATTCTATACCATCCATTAGGATATTCCTCTATACTTGTACTATCAAAAGAACCTGTTGCAGTTGTGCCTGTTCCATTTTCTAAATCAACATTAAACATTGAAGTAGAAACTACACCACTTAATAATAGGGCAGTATATCTTTTATCGCCCTTTTTCATAAATAAACTATAAGTAACACTACCTGCGCTTACGCTTATTGTATCATATATAATTTTACCACCTGTTGCTGTACCCTCAATTAAAGAATAAGCGTTTGTACCGCCATCAGGAGAAGATATACCGCTGCTTACGGTTGAACCTGCCGCAACCCAATTAGTAGAAAAGTTTTGACTTTCAGGTAGGCTATTAGTCCTTGTAGGTTCTAATAATAGATGTGGGTCTTGTGGACTAGAAGGGTTATAATTTAATCTTGCTTGGTCTGCTACTACGCTTTCTATAAGACCGTCTTTGTTTACTCTTGTAGCTTCGCCCTCTGGGTCACCTGTTACTGTAAAATCTCCATCAGCAGTATTAGGCACAACAGAGTATAGTGTACCACTTTTGTAGCCACTAGGTATTTGTACTAAAGATGCCTTGTCGTATATCATTCTAATGTATATTCTAAATCAGTAGCCATTTCTGTAAAGCTAACCCAACTTGTTAAATTTTCCAACTCTGCATCTGTTAATGCTTCTTTAAATACTGCAAGTTCTTTTGTTTTACCTCTAAATTGTTGTGTACCACCACCAACATCAAAACTTATATCATTAAGTGTATTTGCTGTAAAAATACTTGTTTCAGAACTACTACTAATTTTAGTACCGTTTAAAAAGAAGGCATAATCTCCACTTTTGTATTTAACTGCCAATTTGTTAAACTGCTTTACATCAGTTAATGATGTCGTAAAAGATAGATTTATACCTTGTGTGTTACTATATACGATTGCTCTTAATTGATTGGTATTACCACCAAGCAACAATGCCACCCTTTGATTACTTGTTCCATTGGTTAATGTTATATATCTATTTTGTTCTACTGTATCAGTACTAATAAAACCTTCTATTTCCGCATACAAAACCCCCTCTATTGAGTTTATTAAGTCAGCATTACCGCTATTGTTTGCTACGTCAGCAGAGCGAGTTACTGTTGAACCGTTTGTTGGTATGTAGGATGTTGCGTAGCTTCCTGCTTCTAATTGGCTACCAAAAACTGAAATAACTTCTCCACTTGCAGATGGAAAAGAACCACTTGGATTATATATTCCAATACCTACTTCATTATAAACTGCATTTAATAAGTTTACTGATAGTGATATTCTAATCCAATCATTTGAAAATTCACTATAAGATGTATTAGTTATAGGAGAACCTACATTACTAATTGTTGTAAATGTTTTATTTATTGTATCAAAGTACACACTTGCTCTATCTCCATCATAATCTGCTATTGATAAAGAAATATACCTTGACTGATTTATTTTAACAAAAAAACTTAACGTATATGAACCATTTAAAGAAACATTTGTCAATCTTGTGTTTGGATTATTTGATGAACTTCCAGTATGTGAAATTTCGTAGTAACCATTTATTCCTTTTGGGTTAATGTTGTTTGATAGTGTTTTAGTTGATTGCCAAGTACTCCAAACTGATTGACTGAAATCTTCTGAATAAGTAATTAAATTAGTCCTCTGTGGCTCTAATAACAAACTACCAAACCCTGATGTGTAATCTATTCTTGGTAATCCACTTGCAATACTTTCTATAAGCCCTTGCTCGTTTACTCTTGTAGCACTTGAACCTCTTGAAAAGTCAAAGTCGGCTTCTTCAATTACTTCAAATTTTATATTCGTAATCTCTCCTGCAAAGTCTGTGCTTCTATTTCTAAACCTTAATCTACCGTCTACTGATGTTTTAGTAAAACTATAACTACCACTTTCGCTAATATTAGATGTTATGAAAGGTCTATAAATATCAAATGAACCTGCTGTAACAACTGCATCAAAAGACACTCTAACAGTTTTACCAACATAATCACCAAAACCACTAAAAGTAGCATTTTTATTAATACCTGTCCAAGTCGCTTCCGCTACAAGTTTATTGTTAGCTTCATCAATAGACCAACCCTCTTGTAAACTACCCCATTCAGAAGTAACAAAGGGTATGTTATTAATGTAACTCGGTGCGTAAGGCGGTATAACAGTATTTAAGCTGCCATCACT